GTACAGGAAAGCTTACGAGGAAGGAGACACTGATAATGTAGTCTCTGCCCAAGAAGCATTAACAAAAGCAACCGCTGAGTTAACGGAAGCTGGACGTTATGAGCAGAATTTTGCAGGTCAACAGCAGCAGCAGCAAAAACAACAGCAATACGAGCAACAACTTAGGGCGCAGCAACAGCAGCAACAGCAGCAGCAAATGCAACAGCAACAGCAAGCTGTCCCTAGACCAGACCCAGAGACAGAGGAATGGGCGGCTTCCAATCCTTGGTTTATGGAAGACGGTTATGAAGAGATGACATCCCTTGCTTACGGCAAACATGCATCTCTAGTAAAACAGGGAGTTAAACCAAACTCTCAAGAATATTTTAGACAAATTGACGAAACGGTCAGAAGAGCGTTTCCAGATCATGATTGGCAGGTTGGGAATACCCAACAAGAGCGAACTTCGACTGCTAGTCAACCTTCGATGGTGGTGGCCCCCTCAAGTAGAAATAATGGAGCCAAACCTCGCACAGTGAAGCTTTCGCCAACCCAGCGTTCTCTCGCCAAGAAGCTAGGTTTAACTGAACAGCAATATGCTAAATACGTCTAGTCAGGAGAAATTAATGACTACTGAGCGCACCCCAAGAGAAACAAACGAAAGAGATAACGAAACACGACCTAGTGATTCATGGACTCCTGCTTCTATATTGCCCGATCCTACCCCTCAAGATGGGTGGGTTTTTCGTTGGGTCAGGACGAGTATCATGGGACAAGCTGATGGAACTCATACTTCAAAGATGTTGAGGGAGGGTTGGGAGCCTTGTAAGGCCGACGATCACCCAGAACTGATGTTGCAGTCTGATATTAATTCTAAGTTTGTAGGTAATGTCGAAGTTGGAGGATTGCTATTATGCAAAGCTCCAGCAGAAAAGATGAAGTCAAGGACTGAGCATTTTCAGAAAATGGCTGCTAATCAGATAGAATCTGTCGATAACAATTATCTCCGGGAAAATGACCCTCGTATGCCTTTGCTTACACCAGAAAGAAGTACGAGAACAACATTTGGCAGGAATTAATAATTAATTCCTAAGTTAATAGGAGGCCAATCATGGCTACTACTGCAACTCCAACAGGTGCAGAACCAGTTAACACTCTTAGTGCGTCAGGCTCTTTTTCAGGAAAAGTTCGACACATTAAGGTTGCAAGCAACTACGGAACCGCCATATTTTATGGTGACTTCGTTAAGTTGGTTGCCGCTGGTACTGTAGAAAAATCAGCCGTCACAACAGCAGTTGTTGCTGGGACTGTCGGCATTTTTATGGGATGCTCATTTACTGATCCCACTACAAGTCAGATGACATTTAGTCAGCATTATCCAGCATCAACTGTTGCTTCGGATATTATGGCTCTTGTCTGTGACGATCCTAAATTGTTATTTCTTATGCAGGGTGACGAGGCTATAGCTCAAACAGGTCTTGGAAACAATGTATCAGCGGTAAGCACTGCGGGTTCAACCTCAATCGGTCGAAGCAAGAACGCCTTAGACGGCGGCTCTATAGCTACGACTAATTCACTTCCACTTCGTATCGTTGATTTCGTGGATGGCCCAAACAGCACTGTAGGCGATGCCTTCACTGACTGTATTGTGACCTATCTTCCTTTAAGTCACGCTTACGAAACTAAACTTGGCGTATAAGGAGTAATAGGAAATGGCTATTTCACGCGCACAAATGCTCAAAGAGCTACTCCCCGGCCTTAACGCCTTGTTTGGTCTTGAGTATGAGAAGTATGAAGACGAACACACTCTTATCTATGACACAGAGAGTTCTGATCGTTCTTTTGAAGAAGAAGTAAAACTTAGCGGCTTTGGTGCTGCCCCTGTTAAGCAAGAAGGTTCTGCAATCAACTATGATTCAGCGCAAGAAAGCTTCACAGCACGGTACAACCATGAAACGATTGCTATGGGCTTTGCTATAACGGAAGAAGCTATGGAGGATAATCTTTATGATTCTCTTTCTGCTCGTTATACAAAATCTTTGGCACGGGCAATGGCTTACACCAAGCAAGTTAAGTCGGTTAACCCTTTGAACTTCGGTTTCACCAATACCTTTCAATCAGGTGATGGTGTTAACTTGTTCACAGCAGCCGGTGATGGTGTAGCAGGAGGCGGTGGTCACCCACTCGTTTCAGGCGGCACTAACAGTAACCGTCCTGCAACAGCAGCAGACCTTAACGAAACATCTTTAGAGAATGCGATTATTGATATCTCAGCCTTTACTGATGAGCGCGGTCTTTTGATTGCGGCTCGACCTAAGCGTCTGGTTGTTCCACCCGCATTGATGTTTACAGCAGATAGATTGCTAGAAACCACTCAGCGAGTAGGTACAGCGGATAATGACATTAACTCCATACGCAACATGGGTGCTATCCCAGACGGCTATGCTGTTAACCATTACCTGACTGATAACAATGCGTTCTTTATCATGACTGATATTCCGAACGGCATGAAGCACTTTGAGCGTACTGCGCTTGAGACTTCAATGGACGGTGACTTCGATACTGGAAACGTGCGCTACAAAGCGCGAGAGCGTTACAGCTTCGGCGTATCTGATCCTTTGGGAATCTACGGATCTCCCGGCTCTTCATAGAGCAACCTACAGCCTCCGGTGTAAGCCGGGGGTTGTTTTTTATTCCCTGACTGATGTTTCACATGGAACATTAGACATTAGCCACGACAGGAGAACTTAAATGGCGAATACAACTTTTAACGGCCCAGTCCGTTCCGAAAACGGTTTTGAAACCGTATCTAAAAATGCAGCTACTGGTGCTATCACTATTACCAGCGGCAGCAAAATGGCTACTGAAGCCGCAGCCGCAGCCGGTATAGAAGGCACGGCAGAGGTTTACATTACTCAGGTTGAGCGTTTTAAGAGCGATACTTCTACCAATGTAAATCTTGTAAAAACAACAATCATGCTTGACCTTACTGGCCTTGCATCTACTGCTGCTGGCGACATTATTGGTGACGCTGACACCGGAGTAGCTTATATAGGCCGTGTTACTACAGCTAATACTGGTGTTGTTTTTGGCGTAACTATGGAGTGTTTTGAAGCTCCCGGTGGTGGTGACCCAGACATTGACCTTTACTCAGCTACTGAAGCAACAGGTGTAGAAAATGACCCTATTAGCGGCTTGACTGAAACTTTGATTATCAACGGTGGTGATGCTGCTGTGGGTACAAGAACAGTAGGCGGTACTATCGTCGCTGATCAGTATCTTTACTTGGTTGCTGGTGCAGCAACTAACGCTGATTACACCGCTGGTAGGTTGATTATCACAATACTAGGCTATGACGTAGCGTCATAAGGGGTGATCTATGGCTGATGCAGTAGCCACTCAAACCATTCAGGACGGCGCAAAAACCGCTATATTCAGGTTTACCAACGTCAGTGATGGTACAGGCGAAAGCGCAGTAACTAAAATAGATGTTTCTGGATTGTCCAGCGACCCTATGACAGGGGCGACTTGTTCTGGTGTTACAATCAGGCAAATCTATTACTCAACTATAGGCATGGGCGTAAAGATATTATTTGACGCGACTACTGATGTTTTAGCTTGGCAGCTTAATGCTGACTGGGCAGACACTTTAGACTTTACTGACTTTACTGGGATTCCAAATAATTCTGGCAGCGGTAAAACAGGTGATATCAAATTTACAACAGTCGCCCACTCCGCTGGAGATGTGTATAACATCGTTATGCAGGTTTCAAAGAGTTACGGCTAATGGCTGCTAAAAAAGCTAAAGCAAAGCCAAAAGCTAAGTCTAGAGTTAATGAGGCTGGTAATTACACAAAGCCGACTTTAAGGAAACGCCTTTTCAGCCAGATTAAGTCTGGCTCTAAAGGTGGTTCTAAAGGTCAGTGGAGTGCCAGAAAAGCTCAAATGCTTGCTGCCGCCTATAAGAAGTCGGGTGGCGGGTATAAAGACTAATGGCTCTCAAAAAGTCACAGAAAAGCCTCAAAAAGTGGACTAAGCAAAAGTGGCGAACCAAGTCTGGCAAGCCGTCAACGCAAGGTTCAAAAGCAACCGGCGAAAGATATCTTCCTTCTAAAGCAATTAAGTCTTTGTCTGACAAAGAGTATGCAGCAACTACTCGAAAGAAAAGAAAGGATACTAAGAAAGGTAAGCAGCACTCTGCCCAGCCTAAAAAAGTAGCCAAGAAAACAGCGAGGCATAGGTAATGGCTAACAGCAAGCCATCAAAGGGAAAAGCAAAGGTTAAGGTAACCTCTTCAGGCAAGAAGGTTAGCTATGGTCAGGCTGGCAAAGCTAAAGGTGGCGGTGCTAGAGTTAAGCCCGGAACATCTAAAGGGGATAGTTATTGCGCCAGATCTTTAGGCATTAAGAAAAGATTGCCAAAGAAAAAACAAAATGACCCCAATACGCCAAACAACTTATCTAGGAAGCGGTGGAAATGCTCCGGTGCTAAGTCTAGAAGGAAATAGAAATGGCAACTAGCGGAACATACACATTTACTCTTGACCTAGCAGACGTAATGGAAGAAGCCTTTGAAAAGGCTGGCAGAGAGTTAAGAAGCGGCTACGACTACAAAACCGCAAGAAGAAGCCTTAACTTGCTGATGCTGGAATGGCAAAACAGGGGCTTGAACCTTTGGACTGTTAGAGACACAACCTTAACTCTAACAGCGGGAACGACTGCTTATGACCTGCCTGACTACGTTTTAGATGTAGTTGAAGGGTTTATTAGAACTAACCCCGGAAACATCTCCAGTCAATTTGATCAGTCAATGTCAAGAGTGTCTGTTAGTGACTACTCACAACTGTCAAATAAATTAACTCAAAGCAAGCCTTTGCAGTATTACATCGAGAGTAAGCCAACAGGAGTCACTCTTCATGTTTGGCCTTCCCCCGACAGTCAGGCAACATATACGTTTGGCTACTACTACATGGAAAGGATAGAGGACGCTGGAAAGCCAGCATCTCTTAACATGGATGTACCTGCAAGGTTTTTGCCTTGCCTTGTTTCCGGTTTAGCTTATCAATTAAGTACAAAGTACCCTGATTCAATAAGTAGGGCGCAGTTTTTAAAAGCGGAGTATGAGGAGCAGTTTTCTTTAGCGGCAGATAGCGACAGAGATAAAGCCTCTCTATACATATCTCCGGGCGGTTATAGGTTTTGAGTAGGTTTGCGAGTGGAAAGCATTCCTTTGGTTTCTGTGACCTCACAGGGTTTCGGTACAACACAAAAGATCTTGTTCCAGAGATTGTAAACCAAAGACCTACTGGGTTCTTAGTAGGAAGAGATGTCGTTGATAAAGATCAGCCACAACTTCAGCTAGGCAAAGTTAAGGTTGATGACCCTAAAGCAATAAGAAATCCTCGCCCAGATAGAAGTCTAGAGCAGAGCAGAGAGTTATTTGCCTTTAATCCGGTAGGTGGGGGTGTTACAGCGTTCGGTAGTGTAACGGTAGGGTTGGATATTGAATCTCAATTAGGAACAGTAACGGTGGTAACTAGCTAATGGCTTGGACATTCACAACCTTAAAAAGCGCAATACAAGATTATCTGGAAACTACTGAAACAACTTTCGTTAGTAATCTTCCTGTAATCATCAGTCAGGCAGAGGACAGGATATTAAAGTCTGCCCAGCTTCCTGATTTTAGAAGAAACTCTACAGGCACAATGACGGTTGGGACAAAGTATCTAAACTGTCCTTCAGATTTTCTGGCCCCATATTCTTTGGCTATAGATGATAGCGGTTACGAGTTTCTGCTGTTTAAAGATGTTAATTTCATTAGGCAGGCTTACCCTGACGCTTCAGTAACAGGAAGCCCAAAGTATTACGGATTGTTTAGCGCAGAGACATTCATTGTTGGCCCTACTCCAGATACTGCTTTTACGGCAGAGCTTCATTACTTTTATAAGCCGCCGTCAATTACAACAGCAGCTAGTGGCACAAGCTGGCTTGGGACTAATGCAGAGAGTACCCTTCTCTATGGGTGCTTAGTGGAGGCTTACACCTTCCTCAAAGGCGAACCAGACTTGATGCAGGTTTATGCCGCAAGATATGAAGACGCTCTTTCTAAATTAAAGGTTTTAGGAGAGGGTTATGATACAACAGACAGCTATAGGTCTGGCTCAGTCCGATAAGAGAGGTTTTAATGATTGAATTTTCTGAGGCTGAAACTGGTGGTGTTAGTGTGACAGCCACAACTAACGGAGGTCTTTCAACAGACCACTGGGCTGAAAGAGCTACTAATACCATTGTTAGCGTTGGCGGTAAGAGCCACCCGTTAATTATGGAGCAAGCAAATGCGTTCAAGCAGGACGTATTTAAGGTTATAAAGTATTATATGGAAGAAGCTGTAAAAAGCGACAAAACAAGCAAGATTGCTGAACTTGAGCAGGCTGACCATGCTGATATGGCAGAAATTTTGAGGAAAATGTAATGGCTATTAGTCAAGCTGTATGCACCAGCTTTAAAAAAGAATTACTTCAAGGCGTACATAATTTTACTAGCGGTAGCGGTGGTGGAACCACGACTACTACAGGCACTGGAAATACGTTTAAAATTGCACTGTATACGAGTAGCGCATCTTTGGATGCTACAACAACTGCTTACAGCGCATCTAATCAAGCCAGCGGGGCTGGGTATGATGCTGGAGGAAAGTCATTAACAAACGTCACTCCTACAACCTCTAGCACCACTGCTTTGACTGATTTTGCTGACGTAACTTGGTCAAGTTCCAGCATTACGGCAAGAGGAGCGTTAATTTATAACTCTTCAACAGCAGCCGGGGCAGCAAATCGAGGGATCTTGGTTTTAAATTTTGGCACTGACAAAGCATCATCAAGCGGGGATTTTACCATTACCTTCCCTACCGCTGACGCTAGTAGCGCGATTATAAGAATCGCCTAATGGCAGACGCTACTGTCAATTTTGCTGGCTGGAACAGCATCACCCAAGGATGGGGAGATGCTGGATGGGGGCAGGATGCTTCTTTTGTAGGAGCTACAGCCTCTGTTGGAAGCGTTACTGTATCTCTAGGGACAGGGGTTAATGTCTCTGTTTCAGGTTTAGCGGCAACTTCTGCGGTTGGAAGTGTTGCGGTTAACCAAGGTGATGGAGCTAATGTCTCTCTTACTGGGTTTGAAATAAATGCGACAGCAGGAAACACTACAGAATCAGCCGGGGGAGGTATATCGGTTGGCGTTACAGGTGGAGGAGTTACCCTTTCTTTAAGCGGAATTCTTATTTGGGGCGAGATAGATACAGATCAACCGTCACCAGCACCTCAATGGACACCCGTCAATACATCACAGACACCCACTTGGACAGAAATAGCAGCATAAAGGAAGAGACATGGCTACATACGTTAATAATCTACGGTTAAAAGAGATCGCCACAGGTGACGAATCGGGAACGTGGGGAACAAGCACCAATACCAACCTAGAGCTAATAGGCCAAGCCCTTGGATATGGGACAGAAGCTATTACCACTAACGCTGATA